ATCAACATATGCGAATCCGGTAACCGGGTCCGTGCCAGAACCAACGACAGATCGCGATAGCCCGTCAATAGGAGTCGCCGCCACCCAGTTTGTAGGAAGCGTCCCTGGAGCGCCTGCTACCGCTGCCGCGCCAATGCTGTTTCTTACGCTGTTCGTGCGCGCGGGGTATCTCCCCCACGCGCCGATCCCTCGAAATGGCGCACGAATCGCACGAAACGGCCCACGCGTCTTGAACGGGCCGGCGCGACCAACGAATGCCATTTTTACCCGCGACGCGGCAGGATCGAGTAGGCCGACGCAGTTCCGGTGCCGGCCGTGCGCGTAAAGCGCAGCGCTTTCACCGCCGCGTCAAGCACGTCAACGCTGGCGGAGGTTGCCGTCCCGTTGGCCCACGCAGTCCAGGTGCCGTCGACAACGCTGTACTCGCAGAGCACGGAGTCGCCATTGCCCGGCACGATTGCAACGGTGGCCGGATACGCCACTGACAGCATGGGCACCGTCACGGCCGTAGAGCCGCCCAGCGTCCCGGTAATCTCGTCACGAAAGCCCATTTCCGTTTCCCATGTAGTCTGCGCGAACCATGTCCGTCTGCGCCCGCATTCGAGCGACTTCCAGAGCAACCTGCGCATTGAGTTCGGCCTTGTAGCGCTCCACCTCTGCCTGCATTTGCGCCTTCTGCCGCTCCAGTTCCATTTCCGCCTGCGCGCGAGACATGCCCAACTGCGCGTCCGTCTGCGCCTTTGCCTGCTCGATCTGCGCGGACTGGGCGAGCTTGGCCTGCTCGATCTGCCCGCGCTGCTGCACCTCGATCAGCTTCGGATCGGGCGGCGGGGCCTGCGGAGGCTTCGGAGCGGCGTTCTTGGGATTCGCCCAGAACTCTTCGGCGTTCTTGAACCCCGCGTTGTTGGTGAGCTTCGCCAGCATGGAGTACACCTTCTCCGGCGAGGAGAAGCCCAACTGCACGCCCGGCCCGAGCGCTAGCTGGAGCATTTGCATGAGGAAGGCGTTCTGCTCCTGCCGGTTCCCCGTGCCGAGCCCCACACTGATCTGCATGTCCTTGCGCGCCGTCCACTGACGCGGATCGACAGGCACCCACTCGTTGCGCAGCATGACGATCGCCGCCTTGCGCGAGTGCTTCAGCGTCAGCGCATGAACCACGCTGCATAGCTCGGTGACGGCCTGCGCGAAATGCCGCGCCACCAGTTCGATCCGCTGGCTCTGCGCGCCTTGCAGCATGGCAATGCCCGAGGCCGTCTTGTTCAGCGCGTTGGGATCAAGCCCCGTGCCGACGCGCGTGACGCCCGTCCGCGTCTCACGCACCGTGTCCATGTACTCCATGGCGGAAAGCGCGGGCGAGGGGTTGTACGCGGCTGTGAGCGGCATGATCGCGCCCATGGGCTCGCCGTCGACACGCACCAGGCCGCCCGGCCGAGACACCAGCATGTCGTCAATGTCGATCCGATCGCGATTGATCGCGAAACGGGGCGAATTGGCGAGGTACAGCGCGTCCAGCACGCCGCGCATGAGTGCCGTCTTGGCGTCCTGCACTTCCTTCAGTTCGTCGTACAGCGACTCGCCGTAGTGCTGGTGCGGGAGCGGCTTCGCAGAGAACGCCACCAGCGGAATCATGTCCGCTTCTTCGTTCAGCAGCACCGTCGTGCCCACGACGATAACGTGGCGCAGTTCAGCCTCTCCGTCTCCGTCATAGTCGGTGCGAAGCCATACCTCGCGCACACGCACCCGCCGCATTGACGGATCGGGCTCGGTGTCCTTGTCGTGGATCTGCCAGGAGCGAAGCTTGCGGTGATCGTGCTCGAACTCTTCCGGATCGCTGCCCGCGTCGGAAATGTCGTCGTCGACTTCGAAGTCCATTTCCCGCAGTTCGCTGATCGTCAGCGTTTCGCGGCGCTCGACGAAGTTCGCGTAACGCAGGCACACCGTCGTGCAGTTCGGATCGACAAGCACCGACTCGGGCGGCACGCACTCAATGCACACCACGCCCATTTCCGTCTCGCGCTCAATGTCGAGATCCACGGTGACGTTGCCGTACTCGTCGACATGCTCCTCGACGCGCTTGACTTGGACGCCCGCGCCTTGCAGCAGCACCTGCGCCTCTTCCAGCGTCAGGCCCTCGTACTGCTCCTCGTCGTACTGCTCGTCTTCCCACCGCGCCAGCACATAGCCGTTCTTCTGCAGCAGCGCGTCATGCAGCCAGCCGCTGAACACCGAAAAAGCGTCGTTCTTCTCGCTGATGATCCAGTTGATGAACGCGGTTTCTTGCTCTGCCGCCTGAATGTCTTCCGGACCGCGAGGCGTGAACTTCACCACCTCGTCGCCCGACAGGAACAGCTTGAGGACGGGGCCCTTGATCGCCTCGACGGTGTCGTACAGCGATCGATCTACGATCTGGCTGCGGCCCTCAGGCGCAGGGTTACTGTTCTCCCCCCGGTAGTACTCCAGCGCCCTCGTGCGGTTGTCCGCCAGCGCTCCGTCCGATGACGCGCTCTCCAACAACTCGATCGCGCGAACGAGATCGGCCTCGTCCATTTTCGTGGTGCTCGTCATTCGCGGATTTCAGTTCGGTAATGTCGTTTGCGAGCGCTGTATATAGCTCGTAGAGCGCGTCGATCTGCGTGTTCAGTCGTTCGATCTTGGCGTAGAGGATTCGGCTCATGCCACCCAGGCTTTCGGATACACAATCGGAGTTGCTTTGACGTCGCGCCTGGCCGCCACCGCCGCATATCGGAAGGCGTCGGCGCCGTGGCTGTACTCGTCGTGCAGCGGACGACGCTTGAAGCCGCCGTTCTGCTCGTCCTTGTCCCAGCGGTAGCGCCGCAGGCACTGCAGCCCTTCGTGGCACTTGGCAGCGTCGAACCAGCAGCGGTTGAACAACTCTCGCGCGGCGTTGATCCCGTCCAGCACTGACAGGCCCGGAACCACCTGCACCCGGTAGCCCGCAGCGCGCGTCTGATCCTCGATGCTCTTGCCGGTGCCGAGTTCCTTGGCCTGCGCGTCATGCGGCAGCCATACCGTGCGGTACACATAGCCGCGTCGCTGCATGTCAGCCAGGTACTCGGACCACGGCTTCAGGTGCCCCTGCATGTAATCGATCAGGTGGAACTCCTGCCCGATCCACTGTCCGAACCATGCCGAGGTGTAGTCCGCCCAGCCCAAGTCGAAGTACACCTCGACGGGCCGCGACTTGTCATACGGCACGCTGGTGATCCGATCGCCCTCAGTCGCCGATCGGATCTCGGCGGCGTAGATCGCCCCGTCCAGCGTCTGCCGGCAGTGCCCTTCCCAGACAGTCAGGTAGCCGTCAGGATCGCGCGTCTTGAGGTGCTCGCGCTCGGCGGCCAGCACTTCCGGAAACCACGGGTTGTCGCTCCAGTTCACCTTCGCGACGAGCGCACCGGCCGGCGGGCTGATCACAAACCGCTGCCAGGTGTCGTCCGTGTCGAGCTCCGGGTTGAACGTCACCCATATCTCGGAGTCGGGCCGCCGGATCGTCGGAATCAGAATGTCCCACGACTCCTTGCTGACTGTCTGGGCCTCTTCCACCCAGCAGATATCCGCGCCCTCGTAGGACTTGATCGACGCAATGTTGTGGCGCAGGCCCTCGAAGCCGAATGTCGTGCCGTTGGCGCCGACAATTCGCGAGCGCTGGATCTCGTAGTGCGCCTCGAGCCCGAGGCCGCGTATCTGATCGGCCAGCAGCGCGTGTACCGAGTCCTGAATGCTGTTCTGGAACTCCCGCGCGCACAGGATACGCAGCGGGCGCTCCACTCCCTTGATCAGCAACGCCCGAGCGACGCTCCAGGACTTTGCCGATCCTCGCCCGCCGTAGAGGACTTTGTAGCGCGCAGGCTTGAAGAGAACCGAAACGATTGTTTCGGGAAGCTCAACCGTCAGATTTTGCACTGACTGGGAGCACGGAAATCGACACGTTGGCGTTGATCGTGCCGCCGTCGGGGCCACTCATTTCGACGGACTGGATCGCCTTGCCGTCGATCCGATCGCCGATCTCCTTGATCGCAGCGACGTCGCCGTCTTCGGCCTTGGACACCAGCGCGTCGGCAATAGCGCGCATTCTGCGGCCGTCTTCTGCCAGCAGCGCACGCCGCAGCGTGTCGCGCCAGATACGCCCGTTGCGAGCGTTTTGATTGCCTACCGGGGCACCCCGTTCAGCCATTTGTTCAACCGCCTAAATCATTGACGCTCGGCACAAAATGCGCCGCGTACGTCGTCAGCACTTCCGGCCGCCGCCGCCTTTCCCTTTGCCCTTGCCCTTCTTCATGGCGCACCCCAAAAAAAATGCCCGGATTCCGGGCTAACCCAAAACTGGGAGGAGGAGGACAGACAGGCGAACTCGCTGCCGACGCCAATACCCGCTAGCGCGGGTGGTGCGGCCGAATCGGCGGGCGTGGGATCATTTTAGCGCAAATCATTCGTTGTGCAAGCGATATTACGCAGCAGCCTGTTGTGCGCGGCTAGCTCCGCTTCATAGATCAAGTTGGCTAAATCCCTGCCCCGGACAGTCATTCCGTGACGCCGCAGCCACGCACGCAGGGATTGATCTCTAAGCCGCTTGGCATAGTGCCCGTGCAGCACCATGGCAAGACTCATGGGCATGCCCTGGTGCGGCATGATCGCCCGCCACACGGCAAGTGCGTCCAGCACGTCGATCATGTCCTTCGCGCGCCGCCTGTCGCTTTCCTCGTCGCCAATGAGACGTTCCGGCGTGTATCGCCATTCCGCCGAAAAGCAGCGCCCCACGGCCCGGCTGGTGCGTGACCAGCGGCCCCAGTTTTGCAGGCGCTGCCGTGTCCATTGCAAATCCGCCGACATGAATTCGTCCCTTGCGCTCATTTGCCCGCCAGTTTGTCGATCAGGATTTCCAAACGCAGCGCGTCCTGCCGGGCGATCGACAGGCGGATGTCGTCCAGCTTCGAGAGCAGGTAGCCGCGGACACTCTTGTCGGGCTGCTGCGTCAGCTCGCGGATTTCGTTTTCGAGGCGGTGCACCAAGGCGTCCATGTCAGTCCTCATGCGTTGCGGGCTCGGCCCGGACGACGAGCTGCCCGCCCTCGACCGCGTTGGCGATGAAGGCGTGCAGCCGTGTCACTTGCCGGTCGTCGTCGTACAGGTGGCCCGAGCACGCGTCGATTGCCACCTTCAGCACGTTGTCGAGGTCCAGCCGCACCTTCGACGCCGCGCCACCCTTCGTCAGCCTTGGATGCAGCCAGAGCCACATCTCGACATCGCCAGCGAGCGGATGCGCGCCGGCTGCGCGGCAGACTTCCCCAACGTGCCGCTTGTAGGCGACGGCTTCACGCGAGACGAGGATTGCGGTGCGCGACGGCAGGCGTACCTGTCGCCAGTAGCGATTAGCCGAAATGGGGTATTCCAGCGTCACCACCATTTCATCTGTCCCCAATTTTCGCGGCTTCGTTTTGCCCCGGATGGCCGGACACCCGTCCGCGCTGCGCCGTGGCGCGCCTGCCCCCTTCTCGCGCGTCTGATTGGCCTTCCCGATCCATCAGCTCGTCGAGCCGCTCGCGCATTTCCGCCCAGAACTCGACCGACACGCCGGCCTTGAGCTTCAGCGCGGCCTTGCGGCGGTCCTTCTCGAGCACCGTCGTCATCAAGTGCCTCGCCTCGCAGCACGGCAGGTGCATGAACACCGGCCAGAACTCGCGCTCGGCCCGCTGGCAGTCGGGGCAAATCACCCGGCAGCTCCCGGCTCGCGCACAAACTCGGCACAAACACGCGAC